AAAAGACGTCCGCAAGTGTGCATTGTGAATAGGCATCGGACGTTGCTAAGTTTAATTTACAATTTAAATTTTACATTTCTCCTAAAACATGATTGCTTTGAAAAACTGCCTTACCAATATATTTGTAACTTTTTTCAATTGAAATTATGGTTATAGATTTGTTATCATTTAACCATTTTATTGTATCTATTGCCCCAAATTCGCTATAGGCGTAAACGCTTTTAGTTTCAACCCATTTTTTGCCTGATTTGTAATTTATTTGATATTTAACTATAAACTCTTCATGTCTTTTTAATTGATTATTCATTATTATTTATTTGTGTGTTAATTTATAATTTCAATTGTAACCTTTGGCAAATTTATAGAAACATCTTGTTCAACCCTTTCAACATAACCACGCTTTTTGCCTTTGGTCTTTAGGTAAAAGATTGTTGATGTTACCTCACCTTCTTTGATTTGCTTATGCAGTTGTGATTCCGCAAAGTCTAAAGTTATATCTTGTATAGAATCAACAGCGGCTTTGTACTCTTCATCTTCAATAATCCATCTATAGTGTGTATCTCGTGTTATACCTACACTCTTACACGCAGTTGTAACAATACCAAGCGATTGCTCCAAGGCTGTTATCATTGCTTTTTTATGTGTCTGAGTTTGTAAGGTCATAGGTTAGCTGTTTTTCATATTTCTTTTAATAATTCATTAATCTTATCTATTAATTTATCTCTTCCATACTTTCCTATAAGATTAATATCTACTTGCAAAGTTACAAAAGAATAACCGTTTATTGTATTAATGCTTTTTGAGTTCTCATATATCAACTTTAACGCATTGCAGGTTTTGTAATCATTAATTGTTACAAAGTTTTGAGTATCCTTTACGCTATGCATCACAGTTGCGTGATGTTTGTTTAAATACTTTGCAATTTCAATAAATGTAAAGTTGTAATGCTTTCGCATAATGTACGCAAATAAATGGCGAGCAAATACAAATTCCTTTAACCTTGTTTTGTTATGTAATTGATGAGATGTAATGTTTAACGATTCACAAACTATCTGTTCTACCTGCTTTATAATTTCATCATTCATTGTAAATATTTAAAAATGTGTGCAATTACGTCAACTGTCCAACCGTTTCCCAACATTTTGTAACGTTGAGAATCTGAAACATAATTTGTATAATTATCTTTTACCGTTTGCAAACGTTCGCATTCAATAGGTATTAATTTTCTAATTCTTTTGTTAATATAAGCCAATTGACTACAGCTTTCATCCTCTCTTGCTTTTGCTCTTAATGTTCCACTTTTTCCATTTTGTCTTTCTCTAAAATTACCATAAAAGTCAAAATCTCCACTTTTTATTTCAACCGCATTAGTATTTCCTGTATATAAACAATACGTTTTCCTATCATTACGGCTCAAATGCCCTGTTCCGCCTTTGCCTGTTATTGAGGAACGTGGCATTGTGTTATGAACAATAAAATTGTTTTGCATTTGCTGTCCTTCATTTTTTACTAAAGTTTTTGACTTATTAAAATAATTGTTCTCTGGTTCAAATCTAAAGCCAGTTTTTTTATTTTTACAATCAATATTATTTTTAATACAATAAGATAACATTTTCTCACTCAAAAAATACTTTTCATCAACTTCGGTTTCCAAAATATCTTTTAGCAATATTCCCATATCCTTCGGCTGCTGAATAATGCTTTCCAAATCACCAAACAATCCTGCCGATTTCATTCCAATATTTGTCCAATATAAACGCCTTCTATTTTGGGCAGAAACTAAAGCGGAATTTATCTCGATAGAATTTACACCAATTGCACGGCTTAATATTCTTTCCCACTTTTCGCCCATCATTACATTTTCAAGAAGAAAAAATTTTGGCTTTACCTCATTCAAAATTCGCATATATTCCCAAAATAAATATGATTGTCCATCGAATTCGTAATCATCATTTTTAAGTTGTAAATAATGATCAAGAGTATAAATTTCTATTTCGTCCTTTGTTGCCATTCCCTTCCTCTTACCTGCAAATGAAAAACTCTGACAGGGCGATCCACCAATAAGCAAATCTATTTTAGGCAAATCATATCCATTAACATTTACAACGCTACCCAATTGTATTGTATTAGGATAATTAGCCATTGTTACTTTAATTGCAAACTTATCAATCTCTGATGCAAAGTATTGATCTACTTTAATTCCCGCACGTTCTAAAGCCTGTTGCCCACAACTCATGCCGTCAAATAGTGATAGTACATTCATCAATCATTTTTTTAATTAATTCCCTTATTTTCTTTGCCAATTTAATATTATCCATTTTACACAAAGTCTTATAATCATAATATTCATCAATGGATAATTTAACCGTTATCAATGGCAAATTGTAATTATACTTTTTTGGCAATGGTTTAAATTCTGATTCCAACAGATTACGAATTGCAAGTTTTAAAACTTTTGTCCTATGCACATTTTTAACCATTGCAAATTGATTTAATTCAAATTCATCCTCCGGCTTAAACCATGCTGCTATTTTCGGTTGCTTTTCTCTCATCAATATATTTTTTTACAGCCACTCTTAAGGCTTTAGATATGTTTATGTTTTTTTCCTTGCTAAATTGTTTTAAGTTATCAAACATAGATTTTGTAAGATAAACTTGTACTAATTTGTAAGATTCTTTTTGATTCATTTGTTAAAATTTTCGTTGTAATAGTCTTCAGCATTGCTACATTCTGCAACGTCTTTATCAGTCAACCAACAAGACCCTACATCTTCTAATCCCTCCCGATACCCTTGATTGTATGCGTCTTTAATTTTCTGTTTAAATAGTTTATTAAATTCTGCAATATCTAAAGTGTTAAATAATTCATTTACTGCTGTCATTCTATTTTATTTTACTTGTTTAAAATTTCGATTGCATCCTGTACCGTTCGTACAATATGTATTTCACCCTTCCAATTTTCGTGAAATTTAATTTGATCTGGTGTTAACTTGCCTTTAGGCTTTTTTACTTCCATTAAGTACAATTTGTTCTTAAAACTTACGAGCAAATCTGGAATCCCTTTAGAGGAAAGATGAGCAACACTGGCACCAATAGCCCGGAGTGCTTTTACTATTTCCACTTCATTTTCATCCCGCTTTGCTCCGTAATGTCTCATTTTTATACTATTTCTTTATTGAAATTTCCATTCTCATAAAATTCTTTAACAAATGCCATAAGCTGGAAGGCATCATCCTCATTAATCAAAACTTGATTTTTACCTATTTCAAACTTTAAAAACGTTTCGTTGTTTTGCTCAAATTCTGATACAATCAACTTCTTAAATTCATCGTCAATAATTACAAGTTTTGTCATATTTATTTTTTAAAATTCGCTCTGTATGCCATAAAATAAAGTCCTTTTGCTGCCTTAATTTTTTGATCTCTATCAATTTGTAAAGTCTGTACTTCTGCCCAGTATTCCGTTTTTAATTCTACCGAAATCACCTCAATTGGCAAAATGCTACCATTAGCAACCGAAACAGTATAACCCCAATGCAGAAGAGTACGGATGTGTTTGTATTGCAACATAAACACAATTGAAAATCTTTGCTCTATAATGCCTTGTAGAATTTCATCTGCAACACTGTTGAGAACTGTTTCGGTTAATGGTAAGGTTTCCATATTATTATATTTTAATCGGTACAAAATCCGCCATGACAACCAACTCCACCGCCGAAATTAAAATCAAGTTGCAACGCTAATTTCTTAAATTCTTCATAAGTTCCATTTTCTTTAAATGTTCCTTTACCAATTTTTTCTTTGTCTGCAAACCATTGCATCTTATTTTCATTTTCATCCCAATTTTTACGCAATTGCTGAGGATTTTTATGAAAACAACCAACACAATTAGAATCTAAAGGAAAATTTATACCGCTTTTGCTTGCCCAATTTACAATATCAATATGATGTATTTTATTATCAATTAAAGGAAAGTAGCCTTTACGCCATTCTATTTCCTGCCATTTATTTTGTGTTTTTCTTTTTCCTACAATACCCTTAAATACTGAATTAAATGTTTGCATTCTTTCCAATTCGTCATAACGATAACCAATTCCCATTTTGCACACTTCACCAATGTTTTTATACCACCAATCAAAAATTGGTCTAATTTTCATTTCAATAGTACAAAATCTTCTTGCATAGCTTGGGAGATAACCGCCTTTAGTTTTAATAATTTTATCAAATGATAAACCACTTACCCAAATTATATCTTTGCCTAATAACTGCTCTAATTTAATTAAAGCAATTAACGTTAAATCACTTTCGGCAGTCGCAATAAATTCCTTTCCAATTTTATTTGAAACATATTTTATCAAAGATTCATCTTTTGGCTTACATCTTACATCGTCAATTGTAACCAATGAAAATATCGTATAATCAGCAGGATAATGAAAAGCCATGTATGATGATGTTTTACCACCACTAATAGAATTAATTGTAATCATTTTTAAAATATTTTTGTCTTACCGGCCTTATTCAATCTTTCAAAATAATAATAAACAAGCATACTCATTTCTTTAAGTTGCTTACGTTCCCAGTGTTCACAATCTTTAATCAACTTGTTATCTATGTTTCTAAAGTTCCAAAGATTCTCAAGCACTCCGCAATTGTGCAAGTAGAACCACCATTCAGGAGGTATGAATGATGCATTGTTAATTACTTGATTTTTATAGTCTTCAAAACCTTGATTAATTTCTTTTTCTAACTCAGGTATAGTTTTCAATATTCGATCAAAACACCATACTTCTATAGGTTTAGATTCCTTCTGCTCAATTTCTCTGTGTTGTTTTATTGCCCATTGCTTATAAGCAGCCAACATTTTGTTAAAATACATTAAACTAAAATTTTGATAATGCTCATACTCAAAATTTAATTCGTTTCTAACGGTTAACGTAAACGCTAACTCAATCTCGCCAATTGTAAGCCTGTTGTGGTAGGTTACTAATTCCTTTACATACATTGCCCACTCTTCTATTGTTGGTGCTGTTTTGATGCCAAGTTTGAACAATCCGGCTTGTAGTTTTTCAACAACTACAACTGCTTTTGCTTGTCCTACAGGCAAACTATTTTTTGCCGTCTTGTAAATCGTCAAGTTCTCCGATTGCACGGAGGTAATCATTACCTGATTGTTTGTACTGCTCGACTCTGGTTGAATTTGTGGGATGTGGTCTTTGATTTGCATTTGATTTTTGTTTATTGTTAAGAATCCATTTTGTAACTAAAGGTTCAAGGTTTTTTATTTCTGTTCCTCCAACCATCCAATTTAAACTTTCGTAATGATAAAAGAATACTTCTGCCATTTCAATTTTGTTTTGATTGTTAAACAAATATTTAACTTTTTCAATAGTAAAATTTGCGTTTGCCTTTGGCAATTCATTCTTTTTATCTAATTCATTATTTGTATAATCAGTATTTGTACTAACTGGTATTTGTATAGAGGGCGATTTCCGAGCCTCGGTTTTCCGAACTTCGGTTTGTCCGAGTTCGGAGTTTCCGACTGTCGGTTTTCCGACCTTCGGTATTTCAAGTTTCGGTGTTTCAAATATTTCATGATACCAACCTGTAAAACGTCCAAATTCATTTATAATCTTATGACTATGAATATATCCTTTGTCACTTAAATTCTTAAATGCAGTATCAATTGATCCTTTAGAATCCGGTAAAGAATTGTATAAATAATGCCTATTTATGCTCCAATCTTCGGGATGAGAAAGAATAAAAATCAAAATACATTTCTCCTGCATTGTTAGGTTTTTATCCCTAATAAAATCATTAGAAACCTTAGTAAAGTTGCCAATGATTTTAGA